CTAAAGCTGCCATAATTAACTCCTTTCCATGAGTTAGTTTGCGTGGCCTACCACGCGGTTATTATTAATCTATTAACGAATACTTTCGATCTTCGTCCTCGAATTTTATTAAAATTTCATTCCACTTTGATCCGCTTACATACTCAGACATTGTAGAAGTCATGCTAGTTGCCGACTCACCTACCATGTCTGAAAATGCAAGTTTAAGTGCGCCATTAATTGACACATCGCTACCACCTTGATCCACCGCCCATGCTTTCAACATTTTACCTAAACCACCAGAGTAACCTGCTGCAGTTAAACCTGCACGCATAGCATCATTGAAATTCTTTGCATCTGTAGTGCCGGCTATGTCTAGCCAATACTCTTTAAAAGAATCATTGATGCTTTTAGCCATTATTTATCGTCTTGTTTTGTACGTTTAATTTTTGGCTTTGGTTTGCCATTTTTATCACACTCAATAAAGCGATCTTTAAAACTGTCAATGTCGTGTGTCTGGGGATCGTATGTAACGATTCTACCATTTGGTTTTTTAAAGTATCTCATTTTTTCCTCTAGTTACCTGGGGACCATAACGATCCCCAGGATAGTAGTGATGTTTCTTTAAGAAACGTCAGTTAACATATAAACACCAAAAGAGTCTTGCACTTCAATCACACCGCACTTGAGACTTGTGACATACTCAGTGTGCTGATAGGAAGCGTCGCGCTCAGTCTCAACATTAATTAAACCGGCAGATGATATTCCAAGGCCAAGAGCATTCTTGGAGAACATACCCGCAGGACAATCATTGTTGCCATCTTCGGTGACTTCTTGACTGAAGTAAATATTCACTCCTGCCAATTGCCCAACGTATCCATTAGCAAGCATTTCTGCTGATACTGGATTGTCTGCAAACGTACCACTTGAAGTAGCAATAAGTAGTCCTTGAATACCTTTTGCACCCCAAATTTGTTTGCTATTTCCGACATAGTTAAACGGCATGGGAGCTCCCGCTGCGTGAAGCTGACGAGCAGCATCCATGAAAAAATCGAGAGTTAATGCGTTACCGGCTGAACCAGAAGTTTGAGAAAAACCACTGAAAAGATCTGTTAAAAGATCATCCACCTTCAAAGCTGCAGCGTGACCAAGATTGTCGGCAATATTGCCACTTAGGTCATATGGTGCTGCAAGCATTGCTAAATCGGTAATGTCAGAACGTACAACGTAGTTAGCGATTATACATTCGTGCGCACCGGTTGCAACGGCAATAGATGATCTTTCTGATCCTTCAGAAAGCGAGGTTACATCCGAAGATGCTTTAGCAGTCATGTCTACAAAAGTAACAGATGCAGCGCCTTGCGGAGCGATTGCAGAAGTAACCAGTGGAGCCATGACATTGGCTTTACTAAATGCCATTATGACATCTGGGAGAATTTGATCTGACGCAGTTACTTGATAATTGGCGAAAGATGATTTTTGTGTTACGGCCATTTTTATTCCTTATACGGTTTTTTTAAAGTTCCAGGGCCAAAGCCAGAGAAAACACCAAGTGAACTCGGTTTTTTCCCACGCGCGATACGCTCTACGTTTTCCTGCGTTTGGTCAACAAAGTCAACGGCACTGATAGACTTACCATCCCGCGTCGCAATTGGATAACCTTCCTTGTCAGTGATCATCTTCAAGCGATCACTAGGATCGTGGTCTACACCAAAAACTTTGTCTTTTTTACCGTTAACTGTCGCCACGATTTGGACTGAATATGTTACCGAACTTGCCGAAATTTGATGTCTTTTTAGACTTCTCATAACCTTCGGGATCGTTCAGTACAAAGTCTAGCGCAGAATTGTAACCGCCATTTGAACTAGGCGATGAATTATCTACGGCTACCTTGGAACTATTATTAATTAATTTATCGCGAACTACTTTTAATTTTGGTAGTGATAAATCACTAAAAGTAGCACGATCTTCTTCATCAAAGTCCTTTAAAAGCTCGGCACGCATAGCGTCCTCTTGCTCTTTCGCAGAATGTACAATTGGCTCAAGTTCTGCAATTTTAGCACCACGCTCTTCAGCGAGTTGCTGCCATTGATTTTGCTCTTCCATTTGCTTTTGCCTGCTATCATCAACCTGCTTTTGCAGTTTGACAAGTTCGGCTTCTGCTTTTTGACTTCTCTGGCGATATTTCTTGCTTTCAGCAATCAGTTCTCCAACATCGCCTTGTGTTGGCTGATCCTGGCTATCAGTGGCCATCTCTTGAGCCTTTTGAGGTTGCTCTTCCTTTGGTGCTTCCTGCACCTTGCTTTGTTCATCCATGAACTGTCTCCTTTCTACACTCTGTAGACAACGGTTCGTTTTTTCAAATGTTTTTGCAAGTTTTTAGCAACTTGCGTAGCAAAAATGTGACCGACTGCTTCTTCAACATCCGGTCCTAGTTTATTACTAGAAGCGATGACACGTTTTGTTTTTTTGCCGTGTACCAATGCCGTCATACGCGAATCATCACTCATTCCACGCTCTTTAGCAATTCTGTCGCTTTGAAATCCATATTTAATTGATATTTCGCCTTTAACCGCACTAGATAAAAAACGGAAATGCTTTAACAATTTGCCAGTAAGAGTAAGATTTACTGGATTAGTCTGTGTACTAATCTGACCTTGATCTTTAAATGCTTTGTCTTTTTTCTGCTTACGATATACCTTACTGTACTTTGTAAATGGCTCTCCATCTGCGTCAATGCCTTTAACAATTTGTTTTTTATGTATTGCAGTAATTGATTTACCATATGACTTGAGGTCACTGCTTGTAAATTTTAATATTTTTCTAAAATTAAACATCAGTAGGCAACCATAAATGTCTGCAATTCACACCGCCACGCGCTGAAAAACCATCGCTCTTGATGACTTTAATCTCATTCTTAGTTAGTGGCTGACTATCTAAATATTGACGGCATACTGGACGATTCTTTTTATCTCTGGGACCAGAATAATTATACTTTGTGTCATCTGGTAAGTCTGATGCCATCGTTGCAATGACACTTTGCTGATAGTTTGCGAGCTGAGTACCAATGACATTATCTATTCTTGGCACTTGAGTGCGTAAATTTGCTTTAATTAAATCTTCCATTTCAAATCTATCTAAACGATTTGCAATTCCTTGTGCCATTGATGCACGCATACTACTTGCCACAGTTCTTGAAAGTCCTTCTATGTTTGTGCGTTGTATATTCTGGAGAGCCACGAGTTGTGTTTCTGTTGCAACCCCAAAAAACGGCAAATCAGCAAGAAGAGTTTCTGTTGTAGCCATGTAGGAGTTGATTCCGGCAGAGATGCCCAACTCTTCAACAAAATAGGACGTAAAGTCAATCGCAGCGAGAATAAGTAGTATCTCTTCCACTGATAAACCGTCATCTTCTAAGTCCTTTGTATCTGATACAAATTGCGTAGTTGCATTATCCAGGCTACTTTGATAAGCATTAATGGCATCATCAATTTGTGCCATTAGCTAAAATGTTTAATAGTTTGTTTTTTGGCTTATCTTGTTCTGCATTATCTGCTTGCAGAGTAGCGAATTTTTGTTTGTCTTCTTCACTGGCATCGGGATTATTATAATCAAACCAGTCTTGTGGTGTTGCAAGGTTGCGTGAAAAGCGCCAATCCCATAACATTACTTCACTTTCCGGTGTCAGTGCGTAGTTTGGCTCTAAGAAATCAACACTGTAGTCATCGCCAAGGTCAGTTCTAGCTTCTACTTGTATAATTTTACGATCAATCTCATATCTGCGATGTTCCCAAGGTCGCCAGGTATCTTCAGTCATTGCAGAACGCTCGTCAATGTTTTCCATCTCGATGATTGCAAGACTAGCAGCACTAGGTGCATTACCAGAATCATTGCGAGCATACTTTGCTCTAATATGGTTGTTATTTAGTGTAGACTCTACTAAGAATCTTGTACCTTCTATAATCTCGCTTAGTGAACCACCACTATTTGTAACACCGAAATTTGCACCATCTGGAAGATATAATATTTTATCAGTGCCGATAGTAATACGACTTGCGTCATCAACTCCAGAAACAAACTTAATACCCATAGCACCATACTTGATCGCAATGCTTAACTCCAGTAAGGCCACATTGACGGCTAAATCTGTTTGCGCAACATCTAAAGCATTGCCAACGTAAAAATCTCGTATTGGCGGGTAGCGATGAGTGAAAGTAAACGGCAAAATATCGTATGGATTTAGATTAGATTCATTGGCTTGTATCATTCTGCCATTTTCATCTAATAAATAATGCTGCCCTGGTTGGCCATCTCTCGCTTCAGTCCAAACGGCATGAACTGGATCTTGTATGCGCGCATTTGCCTGGTATTCTACTGGATAGCAGATACCGATTGGTTTATTTGCAGGATCACCCGCTAGAAAGATAGGCTCAAAATGCGAAATGATCTCATATTCAATCTTTTGCGTAAGCTCGTTCCACTTACTGCGAAATGCCATAGTGCCTAATAAAAATGTTAACCGCTCAAGTAGTCTTCTCTGCGCATTGAGTGAATACATATCGACATAATTACTATAGTTGTCATTTACTCGGAGTCTAGGCGGTTTCTTGTACGTCATCGCTCGAAGTGAGCATACGCGTCTTGTTAGATTATTTACCGGAGTTACTGCTTGACGTAAAGTTTCTGGTCCGAAATAATTACCTACATAATTGTCAATATTGATTCCTTCATAGAAATCCATAAGATAATCACGCTCTTTAGTTCTTT